ACCTACCTGACCGTAGATGTCTCGCGCTGCCAGTGTCTGAGCAGACTCAGAAGGTACGAAACTTCCCGTGTACAGCGCAGGGTCCTGCGTGAAGATATTCTCCAGCGAAGGAAGAAGTTCCTGAATGTACGGCTCTACCGGAGCGTATGGCTTTACTTCGCCAGAAGACTGAGCCTGAGACGAAGAAGGTACGCTGACGACTGTGGTTTTAGGTCTGAAGAGACTGCCCATATTTATAACCTTTTGTAGATAGTGATGCAGCTAAACTCGTAGCCCAAAGGCTCCATCACTTTTTCCCACCCTTTCCTGCCTGTCATTTCAAAGAACTGGTAGCCCAAGCTTTTGTAGTATTTCTCTACAACTGGAACTACGTCTGGAAAATTAAACTTACCGCCTATGGCCTCTGCCATGATGCCTGTCTTTTGCGGGTAAGGCGCTGCGCCTATGACAAAACAACCAACTATGTTCTCTTCTGTATCTACACTGACCCAGAGGTCCGAGTCTTTGTCTACTAGTTTCTGAATAACATCTACTGCTTTAATTATATCAGTATTTCCGCGTTCTGTCGATTTTTCTATGTAGTTCCAACATTGAGCCAAGATTGTCTTAAACTTTTTATGCTGGTTGTTTACCCGCCTATAGCTTAACCCACGAACCGGCAGAGTTGTAAAAGTATATACCTTCTCCGCTGCCTGGGTCCCAGCTAGTTCCATCTGCATATCTAATGTCTCCTTGAGAAGGCTTGTCTGGTGCCGCGTAGGATACATCCAGATGCCCGTCTCTAAGCAAATCTGTCACAGCCGAGACTTCCAAGAGCATTTCGTCGATATAGACCGGCAACTCTGCTGGCTCTGCCGGAGCATTGCGGGGGCTAAATCGTAGAAACTCTCTGCTCATCGGTCTGAGACAACTTCTGTTTCTAGCGCATATCCAGACATCCTGAAGATGGTGTCTGCGCTTGTTTCAAACTTGACCGCTATGTATCTACCCCTGACACGACAATCTACTTTGTTGTCTTGCCCGATGGTAAACGTCACAGGGTCGTTATAGACCACACCCTCGTAGGGGTTTAGCTCTGAGCCTATGCTAATCTGCAACGTGCCTGTACCTTCAATCCTAGGATACATGGCGGTGACAGATTTGATAGCGTCGGTGCGACCGGCGTGTAAGCCTCGACGTTCCAAAGTTGTGGTAAACGAGGTGCCGTCGAAGGTGGTACCAGAGTCGGTCAGGTAGAACTTTGAATCGTTAGTGCCACACATCAGCAGCGAGTCAATCGCAGGGTTGTATTCCTGCTGAGACCAAGCGAGCGTAGAGTTCTGCCAAGTAGCGGTAGAAGCGGTCCAAGTGTTGGTCAGCACCGGATTAACCAAGCCACGAGCGATATAGTTGACACTGGGTAGGGACCTAATGGTCCAAGTGTTATCGCGGTAGTTCCAGATCAGAGCCTCGTCAGCGTAGCCGCTGGTGGCGTTCTGCTTAGGGTAGCAAATCCAGACTTCGTTCTTGATCTTGTTGTGGACCAAGAAAGTACGGTAGTAGTACGTCGTGTCGATCTCTGAGAACAAGTAGGTCTTGACGGTATCGTCAATGACACTCTTGACCGTGTTGCCGTTATGGATAACCACGTCGTTGGTAGACATCATAACGTGGCGACCGTCGCCTAGATCGACCACAGCGTCTCTAGCAAACAGTCCAACGTCTTTGAACTTCTCGCGGATGTTAAAGGTAAACGCACCGCCTACGTAGTTCAGCGAGAATACGCTGTCTTCCTTGTAGATCAGAAGCTCGTTGCCCAACTGTAGCGCGTTGAGAATATGACCCTTGGTGCCACCGATAGTGGCCTCTCCTGCCTCTGACGCTGTGCTCGCTGTGTTCCAAGTGTCAGCACCGTTGGTAGAAGCACCCTCGGGAATAGCGTCGCTCCAGCGGATCGTGAAGGGCTTGTTGGTTCCGCTGTCTGTCACGTTCATGGCAACTAAGTGGTTGCGGAACGGGACAATGGTTTTACAAGTGAGGTTAGCTGGCCAATCGCTCAGGTCAGCAAACACAGAGCCTGTCTGAGCGATAAACTGAGGATCGTCTAGGCCATTGGTAACGACCAGCACGCCGCCTAGGATGCCGCCTTGCCAGTTGTTCTCCGTACCAGACAGCGTCGTATACGCGCCAGCAGTTCGGGTAATATCAGTATGAGTAGTTCCATCGATTTTATACAGCGCTGTGAGACCGCCGTAGACCCAGAGATCGCTGCTGCCCTGCGCCCAGCTAATCGCCCAGTACGGGTCTGTGCCAACGGCGCCAAACACTTGAGAGTGTCCGGTGATTGTACCAGCCTTCCTGTCAACGAAACGAGCGTTGTTCACGTCGTCGAAGAACGTAGGAGGCATGTCATACGGAGACAGGTCCCGGTTGTACGAGAACGGGATTTGCTGACCGTTGATATCGAAAAGTTGTTTAGCCATCGCCTACCGTTGTATCTTCTGTCCAAGTAGTAGCTTGGTATTCTTGGAGAGCAATGTAGTCGCCGTCTTCCAAGAGAATGTTACCGTTGCCCTCTTGGATCAGGTCGAACAAATCTTGTACCCAGTTGGTAGCCATTAGGCACCTCTACGCACTAGACCGCCAGGATCACCCTGCACGGTCATGGTCATAACCGTACCACTGTAGCGAGCTTTGTCTTCTGCCGCTGTCACGTCTGTCAGTGTCTTCTGATAGACCGCGTTGAACCGCTGAGACTGCTCTGAGTCGTTTAGATAGATAGAGCCTTCCAGACATGCTCCAAAGAGGTACAGGTCTGGAAACTCTTGAAGGATCGTATTGGTCGTGTTGCTGTCTGACAGCGGAGTCAGCTTTTTGAAGTAGTTGATCCCGATAGTGTAAGCAGCGTCGGGCGTAGGGAACAGTTTGATGTTCTTACCTAGATTGGTATACGCGCGAGGAAAACCGTTGCTGTAGGTACCGTACTCGCGATTGCCTGACTCAGGTGATAGATAGGACAGGGCATAGTCGCTAGAACCGTTATCGTAGACAATGTTGCGAAGTTCGATCAAATCCGTAGGCAAGTTGTAGAACGCTGTGCCAGAGGTGGTCGTGGTATTAGCGCGGATCATGTTAGCCCGCACTCGCAAATCACGGTTCAGTCGATTTTCAGTCAGCGTGATAAAATCAGGAATAACCGAAGTGAGATCATTTCGGTTAAGGTAGTTAGCAACGCTGGTCTTCAAATCGGAGTAGGTAGCTAGAGCCATTACAGGTTACTTTCGTGAGTTCGCAGCCATTTGTATTCTGGATCATTGAGAAGCTGCTTAACCTTTGGCATGTGGTCTTTGTTAAAGACATCGACGCCCAGTTCGCGCTTCCACTTTTCAATCACTACTAGCGGGATGCTGGCAACCTTACGCATACTTGATGCAGGGTTGGCAGGTCCGTACATCGAATCACCCAGCGCTTCTTTCTTGTTCAGTTCAAGAATAGGCTGTACGTCCTGAACACGGTTGACGACCATGTTGTCGTTCTCGTGATCATATTTAAGTTTTGTCTTGATAGGTCCGTTCATATTATCCTCTAATTGGGGAGAGAGCCGCTACAGACCCTCTCCCCGTTTAGACTTACGACAGGTCGTAGACCGCGCCGAGGGCCTTCTCGTTATTCACGACAAGGGTGTACTCAGCGATGATCGCACGCTGCTCGCCGTCAGACGTGGAAGCAACTTCTTTCTGGAAGAACGGACGCAGATAAGCCACGCCGTAGTATTCCGGATCGAGCAGCCACACGTCGCGAGACCGCTGGAAGCGGTTCGGGACAACGGCCATCTCGCCAAAGTCACTCACATAAACGTCCATGCCGCCAATGATGCGCTGGTCGCTGACATCATTGAAGTTGGAAACGCCAGCAGAACCGCCGACGCCGACGAAGCTGGAGAACGTCTGCTTCGCCGACGGGGCCATCATCAGGTACTTGATGTTGGCACCTTCGTCGTAGGCCGACAGGATCGAGGCTTTGAGCAGCGTCTCGGTGAAGGTACGCTGGGTACCGTCGGTACGAGCCGTGCCGTTACCGCCAGCACCAGCAGCCGTGCCACCAGAGCCAACGCTGGCATTGGTGGTGACCCAAGAGCTAAGCGAACCGAGCTTACG